CCACACCGGCCATGCCTGACATTACTCTCAACACGTTGTAACTGGTAGCGTAAACACGGACCTTAGCAGTGGCTGTTCCACCGACGGTGGCGGAGGAAAGAACCAATTGAAGGGTGGCGTTATCAATACGGGAGAAATTGCAACTTCCGGAAGGTTGGTGTTCCTCAGGGCGAAGAGCGAATGAGTAACAGTTGATACCGGTGTCGGGGCTACGGGTGTGGTGTTGGAAAGGTTGGACAACATCGAAGTAGGAACCCTCACGCTCGGAGAAACGGTCTTGACCGTTAAGTTGGAGCTTAGCAGTGACGACAGGATTCTCACCCCAGCAATGCATGTCGAGGGCGGTCTCAGCAAGAACGAATGTTCCGGCATCAGACACATAGGAACCCTCGGTGGCGGTTCCGTATTCAACGGGACCGGAACCAGCCTCGGCAGTGAACATGTTAGGGTCAGCCATGCTGGGGTTACCAGCACCCCATTGTTGGCCAGCAGCGGTTCCTCCCATGGCTCCGGCGTCCTGGAAAAGACCACCAGAGGTGATGAAGGCGTTAACACCGGAGGTCTCAGCGGGACCACCGAAAGCGTGGACAGCGTTGGGAAGAGCATCAATGGCGTCAGTGTAGTTGAAAGGTTGGGCACCAAGAGTCTTGTAAAGGGTCTGACCACCCTCTAAGGAAGAGCAGTAGTCGACGTTAGCATCAGGTTGCACAACCCACACAAGCTCCTTGCAAGGGTGGTTGAAGTTGAGCTTGATCTTGTTACTGGAAGAACCAACGGATTCATCACCAGTGAACTGAAGTTGCTCAATGAGATACTCGTGGGGGTTCTGGGCCATCTTTCTGCGCTCATCGGTATCAAGGAAGATATAGTCGATGTAGAGAGAGGCAGCAACAAGGGATTGCTGGTAGGCAGCGGAAACAGAGGCTGTTCCGGATGTAGCACCAAGGGTGTTCACAGCCCACAAGCACTCACCAATAGGACGGAAGTCAATGTTGATCTTGACCTCGTGGTATTGAAGGGCGATAAGGGGAAGAGCAAGTCCAGGGTTTCTGCAGAACCAGAAAAGAAGGGGAATGTAAAGGGTGGTCTCAGGAAGGGCATTGCGGGGAGCGCAAACCTGGGAAGGACCTCCAGATGCGGAACAAGGACCAGACACATTGGCGAATGTGGGGTCAGTGATGTAGGTAAGCTGGGTGGTGTTACCAATCATCTGTTGGTAACCACGTTGTTGCTCACCAGTCATGGTAAGTTGGTTCCAGACGTGCATCCAGTCACCATATTGACGGTCAATACGTTGACCACCAATCTCGACCTCAACTTGAGCGATAAGTTGCTCACCGATGAAATCCAACCAACGGGCATAGACACCCTCGGCACCAGAGGCCTTCATGGATTGGTTGATCTCAGGAAGTGTGACCTGAAGGTATGTGCGGTAGCACAAATCACCATTACGGCTGATTGTGCATGTAACACGGCGACCGAAATCGGCTTGACCAGAAAATGTCTGCTCAATGGATTCCATTGCGAAGTTGGTGTGGCGTCTGTAGGACACCTTCCAGAAAGTGATCTCGGGGGTTCCGGTAAGGAAAACGTCTTGTGCGCCATAGGCGACGAGTTGCATGAGTGCTCCAGCCATTGTCTCTTTATACTCTTGTTCTAGAAAATAATTTCGGAAAAAGGGATTTAATTCATTTTAAATCGTTTTATTGTTAAATGTTTATAATTACAGATTTTTTCATTTCATATGACCATTATTAGTGAACCATTTTATCTATAAATGGACATATTTACTCTTTTTGGGTTGTTTCGATTTTTACTACTTTTTTGCTAAACTATTTTGGCTCGAGCGTGGTCTAGAGTCAATATGCCTTTTTTTTGCACATGACTGCATAATCGCGTTTTCAGAAAGGGTTTATAGTCATAATGCACTCGTGTATCGAGCGACACTTGATTCGTTTTGAGATTATTTATAAATAGTCTCAAACCCACAATTCGTTATTTTTTTTGTAGAATGTCCATATCAAAGTTAGCTTGGATGAAAGTTTCCAAGTAATTCTCTCTAAATATTTCTCGTTTATTTTCATGCTTTTTTGTGAAAATATATTCGTCCTCTACTTTTTTTATTGCCCAACCTTTTTCTAGAGCATTCATCACGAACACCATACGTTTCAAATGTTTGGAATTTATTTTTGTGGTTTCGGGTATGTCTATATGAATATCGGTTGATTCAGACATTGTATATATTGAAAGAGATACTTAATTATGGCGTTTTCTGCGCGTCTTGTTATTCGTTTAGGTTAGTGGCTATTTAGACCATTATGTAAATGGTCGACGATGTAAAGTTACCTATTATGTCGCGTATTGACCTATAAAAGGATATATAACTATATATATATATATCATGGTGTCTACTCGGCGTAAAAAACAAAGGGGTGAAAAACGTCACACCAAACGCAAAAATAAAATAGACGGGAAACGTCACACCAAACGCAAGAATAAAATGGTGAAGAAACGTCACACTAGACGCAAGAAAATGTATGGTGGAGCGGACAATTTAACCCCGGATGATGTGGCGAATTATTATAGAGGATATTTCTTCAACACCTTGGATGAAAAATCGTTGCTATTTGCTCTACTATTTTACAAATGGCTAAGGGATGAATACCAAGACCAAGGCAAAGTCATCATAAATATGAAAACATTGTTTGAGCATGATGCTAAGGGCAACTCGTACTTCATGCAGTTTTTGGACGATATGAGTATTGAATCACGACGGATTCACGAACTCAATGATGTTTACAAAAAATTAAATAAATCTGATTCTTCGACAAGCTTGACTGAGAACCCGGAAGACAGAAATGGTCGGGACAATCATTTCGCCAAAAAGGTTTTTCCCGAAATAGCCAAAAATGTGGGAATACCCTTCGATTATATTGAACCAATTACAAGTCCTCCTATCAATCTTCGTATTTTGAATTACGCAGACGGCACGATATGCAACCCTAACATTTTTTATGACTTCTTATATTACTCATTCGTCGCACAAGAATGGGAAATATTAAAACAATTTAATTCAGATATAGTTTCAACCACAGAGTTCATAGATAATATTAAGGGCAGGATAACACAAGAAAGTGAGGTCGAAATCAGAGATACGATTGTTAAAAAACAATTGGTATTGAAATCTATCGAAAACCAGATGGTTGAATCAGGTGCCTTAGATCCGCAAGCACTTATTGTCGAGATTAGAGATTTAAACGCGGGACTTAAAAATCTTCCTAGTTTAAGAGCGGAACATGCAAAACTTACTGATGAACGTGATACACTTAATGATAAACGAAGGTATTTTGTGGGTTTAGCCAACCCCGTGGTAATTCAAACAGCCGGTGAAGCAGCAATAATAAAACTATCTGACCCCCAATACACTGGTAAAATACGACCCGAATTATTAGATGGAACTATAAACTTGTGTGCTGAAACAAAAATAACTATCGCGGACAATGATACAGATGATAACCGTTATGCAATTATGAAGAGCATCAAACAGTTACAAGACATATTTGCAGCACTTTTCGACAATGGATGCGTTACATATGATGGAAATGTTGGGGATGACTTATTTTATAACTTTCGTCGTCTTCCATTTATTAGTCAGAATATGCCGCAATTTCCTGTAGTGGAATCCTATGATTCGATAGGCAAATTTTGCAAACAGACACACAATATCAAAATATTTTATATATTACTGTTGTTTTACAGAATTAGTCCGACCGTTTTAAAAATGTTCAATCCCACGACGACCTTCATCTTCGACTACAATGCCTTAGACTTATTCCAACTCAGCACTATAAGCAATAATCCATTCAACGCGATAATATCAGCTTTACACTCACAAAATTCATCTATATTTAATCGCATACTTCAACAAAAACAACGAATCGATTTATATACAGGAAAATTTCCTATAACAGACGACGAGGTAGACACATATACATTTTTTGTATATATTCTAAAGTTTGGATCAGATTCGGTCTCTATGTTTGATACATGGTTAAAATTACGTTACGCACGGTTCACTCCAGACGCAATCAGATTCGGCATCGAGCGGGAACTTGGAGAAAAGTTTTTATCTAGTGTTAGTCCGATTGATGTGATAACAGCAATAAATAATTTTTATTACGGAGAAGTGGAACTACAAATGAATCTCCTTGATATTCAGACATTATTATCTATGAAAGGGTATAAACCGAATACGGTAGCACCCCAAGCAGTAACCCATTATCCCGACGAATTCATAAATTTTCATAATAATATTCATAAATCAAGAACAGACAAACAATTAAAGATTGAAGGCGCAATACTGCGACAGCAGGGGATAAATGTGAATTATGCGATATATATGACGGAAATAATTAACCCTGCTAAAAAAAAGAGGGTGGTAGGAGGCGCACATAATCCGGATACTATAATGCATATGCAAACGGGTGGTCAGTTGAATGGTATAACTTTTTCATTACTAGATTACATGATAATATTTCTAGCCGAAGGTATTGATGCGGACGACCCGGTACACGATTCTCAGCATGATTTTTCAAATCTTGGCAAAGAAAGTAGTCAAGTTATGACGTCTAATGTATGGGGGAAAATGCTTACAAACGTGAAATTCTTTATTTGTGATAGTGACGCCCAACTAGTAAATGGGGTCACCCCGATAAACACAGAACTATGGGATTACCTCAGTTTTGCGAATGCTTATTATGATGCCGGTGCAGGCACGCCTAACAATGCTTTTAAAAAACTATCAGAATGGAAGAGTTTACCAAATATAGCGGGTGGGCCATTAAAATACCCGTTCTATCTTGACCGTATGAATACCTTAAACATCAATATTAATAGAGATTACTCCAATTTGGCTGCAACCACACGTTCGATGTCCAACATTGTCGACCCCGCTGGTTTAGGAACAGGTGGTTGGTATACGTTTTTTCCATTGTTTAGCTCACCCACCAACATGAGAGATGTATTCAGCGGCAGCTACTCACAACAACACGTTGTAATTATAAATCATTTTTTTCAACATTGCGTTTTATTTATTAAGACTGTTGCGAGACAACGTGACGATTACGCTACGAACTATGCAGCTGCATTTGACTATCTAGAAAAGGTTGAAGTAATCGGTGTTCCACTAGGCGGAAAGCTTCGAATGCGATACGACGATAGGGTTGATTTTTTTTGGGACAATAGTCAAGCCAAGATGGCCTTCTATATCCCAGGTGCTGCCGGTAGGAGTAAACAAGGGGGGGGTATGCCCGAGTTTTTTGATAATATTAACAGAGTAGATTGGGAAATGGTTGCCCGATTGTGTAAATATATTGGGGACAAATCACACATCGTAAATGCGATTTATTTAATATTATTGGGGGGGGACATTATGGATCATTGTATATATACAATAGATCGATTGCTGTTCAAAACTATAGTTCAGGTAATAGAAAAAACAAATGAGGACTCGGATGGTTTCCTTACTGCAGTTAATAGCCCGATAGACAGAACCGACTTTAATAATGCTAAAATCCAAATAGGTAGGCGAATGGGAGGAATATTAACCGTGCCAAGTGGTTCGTGTCCAACACTCTTTGTAAATGAACAAAGTTATCAAGATTCTCTTGTCGAGGAAAAGGGGGTTGTAGTGAACACTCTGGACCCGATTGTTATGGTGGTATATCATAAACCAGATATAATCGCTGAATATGATAGGTGGATAGCGGATTTTGAGAAAGTAATTAATTCTGCTGCTGCTGATGCTGCTCCTGCTGCTGGTGGTCCTCCTGCTGCTGGTGGTCCTCCTGCTGGTCCTGCTGCTGCACTAAACGATATTATAGTCAGTTTGACTGCTGAGATTAACCGTACACAAGATCCTGAACAACAAGTACCTATATTATTGAAGGCCATAGAAGATATAAAGGCAAATGATACACTCAAGAATTCTTATATGGACATAAAACGACAAGAGGCTGGAACTAAATTTAAAACATTATTCGAAAACACGACGAAAAGGGTATTGAGCACTAAAACAGCTGCTACTGTGGTATCGGGAAATTTGGGTATGTGGGTTTTTGGTCCGATACGCACGTCGACGCGTCATCGTGTGTTTAATTTATATCTTTCACCAAACATTCGAGTGAATACCGGTAATGCCGTAATGGATCTTGTTCGATATAATACTGAGATGGAGAACCTACTAGAACAACTATTACCATATGCGACTAATGATACTGGTGGGTGGATTGGTGGAGATTACTTTCTTGGTGTAATTGCCCAATTGAATATAAAGGTTCGTATATTTCTTAAAACATTGTTTAATACAAGCGACAATACACACGGACAAATTGCGAAAGCATTATCCAGCAATACACAATCATACGAAGAATTGGCGGTCAGTCCTGAAAATAAATTAACTATACTGGGGGTGCAAGAGGTAACCACCACACAAATATCAGCTCAACGAAATCGGTATGCGGCTTATACACAACAATTGGGTGCGTTAATAACGTCATTTGTAAAATTTTTCCATGCTTCATCTGATATATTTGCACGTATTGCTGCTGCACAAGCCAATGCTCCCCTGGCTGCTCCTGCTGCTACCGCTGTTGCTGCTGCTGTTGCTGCTGTTGTTGCTGTTGACCCTGAGGATGGTGATGATGCTGATGCTGATGCTGTTGATGTTGCTGCTAATCGGAATGCTGATGCTGTTGCTGCTGCTGTTGATGTTGCTGCTGCTGCTGTTGATGCTGGTCTTGATGCTGATCACAATTTGGGTGGTTTGTTAGATAACGTGGAACAGCGTAAAGATGCGGAGCTACTTCAATTTTTTGGTGTAGCTGCGGTTGTCCCGATGGAGGAAGTTGCTGCTGATCCAGGTGCTGTTCCGGGTGCTGATCCAGGTGCTAATACGGGTGCTGATGTTGCTGTTGCTGATGTTGCTGTCAAGATGGGTGTTGGTGATGATGGACAAAAGAGGACGAAGAGGGCGATGGAAAAGGATGAGGAGGAGGAGGAGGAGGATGAGGTCCCGGAGGAGGAGGAGGTCCCGGAGGCGTGGGCACCACCCGCAGAAGTGAATATGCCGGGCCAAGACCGGGCACCTTTTGGGAAATCTAAAGGATCCAGACCTAAAGGACCCGGATCGAAAGGAACCAGAAAAGGATGGAAGAAGCCGACATCTAAAGGAAACGGAACCAGAAAGGGAAATCGGAGGGTCGAACGGCCGTACACGAATTTTACCGGAACCGCAAGGAAACGTCGGGTGAAGGCGACGGAGAATGGGTACAAAATCGATTTACAAAATATGATGGAAACTCGTTCACAAACCCAACAGAAAGCTGATATTGCGTTAAAAAATATTCAAACAGAGAAAGCCCATTTCGCTAAACGGCCTGTTCGTTCGGTGAGACCCCCCCTACCTGGTGGTTTTACATACGGCAGGTGACACTATAACTAGAGGTCTACGTATATGGAGAGCTGAATATAACCAATAATATCGCCATTCTACTACTCTTTTTTTCAACAAATGCAAATGCACAACATATGAAAACTATTCTAAACCAGAAAATACATAAACAATATACATCAAAATCTCCATATTGTATTGAAAAATGTCCAAGAATGTTCAGCATAAACAAATGACGTCATTGGACGAAAAACATAGTGAATTACTAACGAAATTTAACGAAAATGAGACGATATTCATTCCTAAATTAGTGAAAGAAATCGCTACCCTAAAATCACAATATCAATCCCTACCAAAGAGTCAAATCGAGCTCAAATTAGATATCAAGGACCAAATACGAGAGAAAAAGTCCGAAATAAAACGTTTGAAAGAAGAAAAGAACAAATATCTCCTAGACAATTCCCAAGATATATTCGATTATTTCGAGCAAAAGAAGCAGATATCGTCTGGTGAGCCGGCACAGAATGTAACCGTTCTCAATTCTTTTTTCAAGGTGAAATCGAAAGACCAGTCAATGACTGACCCAAATAAATATATGCAATCCAAAAGATTATACCAAGATTATTGGCGAAATGTAAATCGCGAGTTTACGAATCCCCAAGATTATATCATGTCGTGTGAACTATGCATGGTATGCAATAAGGGTGAGATGGTAGCACAAGATGAAGACGGTATTATGATATGCAATAACACTCAATGTGGACAATTCATCACTTATATTGTAGATAGTTCCAAGCCGAACAACAAAGACCCCCCAAACGAGGTATCTTATACGGCATATATCCGCCTCAATCATTTCAAAGAGATTTTATCGCAATTCCAAGCCAAGGAAACGACGCAAATACCGGAAGAAGTGATAGAAGCGATTCGGGCGCGAATCAAGAAAGAAAGAATAACCGATTTGAAATTAATCAATTACGACAAGATGCGCGAGATTTTGCGCAAATTAGGGCTGAACAAATATTTCGAACATATTCAATATATCAATTCCATTTTCGGCGTGAAACCACCCATTATGAATGAAGAATTGCATGAAACATTGTGTGTTCTCTTTATTGAGATTCAGAAGCCATGGGCTGTTCATTGTCCCGCGAATCGAACCAATTTCTTCAATTATACGTATACATTGTATCAGCTCTGCACATTGTTAGACCAGACACAATATTTGCCGTATATACCAATGATGAAAGATAGAGAGAAACAGTTGGAGCAGGACATGATATGGAAGAAGGTCTGTGGCGATTTAGATTGGGAATTTTTCCCAACGGTTTAGTTGGTATTATTTTATGAAGATATCATAAGAACGAATTAATTATGATATCTATCAGGAGACGAATTGTTATAGCCACATTTTTACTAATCATATTACTATGCGTATTTATAAATACCAAAATGAAGGAAGGGCTATATGAGACAAAGGTAAGGGTGATTTCGTATGAAAATCAAGAAGATAATGAAAATAAACAAAAACTAGAAAAAATATTGAAACATTATGATTATGATTATGAATTTGTAGGTCAAGGTGAATCATGGAAAGGGTTTGGAAATAAATTTAAGAAGTATCAGGAATATATAACAAATACCGATTTAAACGATGAAGATATATTAATTATAATAGATTCAAGAGATGTTTATGTAAATCGTAATAGTGATGAAATCGCATCAACATTTAAACAATTTTATAATAAAAACGTCGGGGATTTAGACAATAATTTAAAAATAGTATTTTCAACCGAACGCGCATGTTGCACGCCAGGCGTTGAAGATAGCGAGAAGACTGAAATGAAAAAGATAGCAATCGATGTTGATACAAACAATATGAAAGATAATGATAAGTATTATTTAAACGCTGGTATGTGTATGGGATATGTAAAAGCATTTAAACAAAATTTTCTCAAAATAGATATGGATTATCATGATGATGACCAAACAGAAATCACACATTATTGGATGAAAAATAACGATATAATCTTGTTAGATTACAATGAAACATTTTTTTCAAATGCTCATGGATTTGGGAATGAAGACAATTTAAACGGTTGTCCGTATGTTAAAAAAAACAAACAATTTGTAATTAAAGATACAGATATACGACCATTTTTTATTCAAACGCCCGCAAAATATTGGACTTGTTATAATTATTTGTATAAGGACGAATAAATTGGTGTTTTTTTTATTCATAAACTACTATAACTACAACATGGTAAGAGAATCGAATAATATGTCTATATTTATCCATTTATGCGCATGTGATGGATTTGTTGATATAGTAAAAAATTATCTGAATATTCATCTAGCAACGGTTATCGAGCGAGAAAGCAATTGTAATGTAACATCATCGCTAGAAGAATACCCCTTTTTACATATGGACATAACGCCTCGCGAACTTGCGGGATGGGATTTGAAAATAACGATTCCGGTCCATGTAAATAGCCGTGCTATACTTAAAGAAAATTATGGTTGTT